AGGGTCTCACCGACGACGACGCCCTGCTTAAAAAGCGCTTCGGCGACGCGATCTCCATCCAGCGTTACAAACGCGCGCGGGGCCGGACCGGGACCAAGACCGTCCATATCCGTCTTCACGTCGACCGATGAAATTTTTAACAATGGGCTTTACCCGCGAGATATTAGCCGCCAGACGCCTTAACGAAAAAACGGTCTTCTACACCGATTCTTTTCGGATAGACCTGGCCGAGTCCTTCCATTTCCATTTCCGCAACTTAAGGTTCGCTTTCTCGATATCCGAATTTAGGACCGTCGCCTTTGGGATTCTCAAGACCTATTTTTGCTGGCTGCTTCGAGGCTTGGCTGGCTATCGTCCAGCAGATCACTTCATTCAATTCGTCACCGCCCGATTCAGCGTGCCTACGCCGCAGGATATCCGTCTCACCCGCACCGCCGAGTTAACAATCGAGCTCCAGCAACAAGCGGACTACATCCATCTCCATTATCGCAATCTCCGCTTCGAGCTCTCGATCGCGGAATTTGCCGAATTCGCCGAGATCATTGCCGCCGCAAAGGCCCAGCTCGATTCTACCGTTATCGATTATCCCCGGCGTCTCGGATATTTCCACGGCTCCTGGCCGAACGGCCGTGTCGAGGGACTTTCCTCCTCCCCACCGGGGACAGTCCCCACTTCCATCCCGGCTTTCTGGACCTCCGACCGCTCCAGCGCCGGATCCGAGGCCCAAACCTGGCGATCCATGGTCTGGGATAAGGGCTCCAATCGCTGGAAACCTCAGTTCTAGCCTCCCCGAAGCCGCATTTGCCCCGTGTGGCCCTCGATCCATTTCCCGATACAAAGACCCCGATCAGGGGCCGAAAGGTTCGTATATGGCAATTTCAGAGCCTCTTTTCCGTTGAGATTTCCAGCCCCTACAAGATCAGGAAAAAAGAGTTGTAAATTCCAGTCCTTATAAACCGGTTTCCCCCCTGCTTTTACCCCTCCCGAATTGCTCCATAAATCCCCCTCTACGTTTTTCACTTTGCCCCATTTTTTCCTCTTTTTCCTCTTGACATATGCCTAGTCATTTGCTAAGCTGGTCTCAAGATCAACGATCATGAAAAGGAGCAATCATGTTTAAGGCGAAACATCCCGGAGTCTGCGAAGCGGTCTGCAGGGAACGGATCAGCCCGGGCGAGGACGTAATCCAAAAACGGGTCCTGGGCATCATGCACGCCGAATGCTACCGCAAACATGCCGATACCCTGGCAGACGAACCTAGCGGGGGAGACGGGGATCCCGGAATAGACAGCGAGGACCGAGAGAAGATCGCCAAACTAGACACCGCGCTTCGCGGGCTGGCCCACAAAATCGAATCTCTTAATCCCGTGCCGGCGACCCTGGTCATCAAGCAAAACGGGAAATCCGACATCACGGTCGACAGCGCCCACAAACAGTTTCCCCTTCTCCTCTCTCTCATTTCCTTTAGGGAAAACGTTTACCTCTATGGCGCCCCCGGAGGCGGGAAATCCCATGCCGCACAACAGGCGGCCCAAACCTTGGACCTCCGCTACGGCTATGTCTCTCTCAACGAGCAATCTCCGGAATATCTGATTCTCGGCTACTCCGACGCGACCGGGACCTATCGTCCGAGCCTCTTTCGCGACTTTTACGAAAACGGAGGCGTCTTTTGCATTGAAGAGTTAGACAACGCCAGCGGCTCCCTCTTAACCGCTCTCAATTGCGCCTTGGAAAACGGCCTGGCCTCTTTCCCCGATGGCCTGGTCCAGAGACACCCCGATTTCGTCATGATCGGCTGCGGCAATACATGCGGCCGGGGTGCCCACCCGGCTTTTCCCGAGCGCCGTCCCTTCGACGCCGCCTTCGCCGACCGCTTTTTCTACGTCGAATGGCTTTACGATTACGATCTGGAGATCCGAATCGCCTTCGAGATCAATCCAGGCGCCGCTCCCTATACCGAATGGGTCTCCCGGGCCCGCACCTGGTGCGAGGAAAACGGAATCAGAATCATTCTCTCACCCCGCGCCTCTTTCCGCCTTGCCCGGCTGTCCACGGACAAAACAGTAACCGACGATATTTTGCTCAACGGCGTGCTCAAGGGCATAGACACCACCGCCCGGGACAAACTCCTGGCCAACCACCCATTTCCGACCTTGAGGAGCTGAGATGCCAAAACAGACCTTTATCTTTGAGACTATCGAAGCTTTCCTCCAGGCTTCCGCCGGCCCCTCCGATATGGATACTTGCGACCGGACCTCGCGCTGGGAAATCTCTCAACGAGCCGATGATTGTTTTATGTCCGAGAGCTTCGAGGCCGCCCTCGAGCTAGCGATAAAGGGATGGCCCGAGGGCGCGAAACAGGCCAGGGCGATTTCAATATCTGCTGCTGAAAATCTCCAACGCACCGCGGCGCCCAGGCGCGAATGGCGTCGGGCCGTTTACGGCGGAGGCAGCCTCCTGGTCAACTCCTATCTCCAGGGACAGCCAGATTGTTATCTGCACAAGATCAAAAACAGGTCCAATAATTTTATCCGTCTAGTGCTCAACGTCGGCGCCGTCGGTGCCGTCTCTTCCGAGATTCTAATCCGTCGTGGCGTTACCGCCGCCGCCGCTTGCGAATATCTGGAACTGAACCGTTATCGGGTCAAAATCCAATTCGCCTATCGCAACGCTTCCGGAGATTACGATGCCGAATGGCTCGTGACGCTTAAGAACTTTAACGAGTCCCTCGACCTGGATCGGATCGCTTTTTTCCTTGGTCACCCCTCATGCTTGCGCCGGCTGATCTTCTCTCACGAAGAGACCTTCAGCGCCCCATGGCGCCGCGCGCTCAATATCGGAAACAATTACGGCCGCGGGTGCGACACCAGCCGAGATCTTCTTGGAGAGGATTCCATATATCTCAGCCGGGCCGATACCGGAAACAATTGGCACAGCGTAGAAGCCGCCATCGTCGAAATGAAAACCGTTCTGGCTAAAAAAGGGATCAAAATCTAAGGGGACTGGCTCCACCAGGTGCCTGTCCCCCTCAAAAAGGAGGTTCTATGAAAGAAGGCGACAAAGTGGAAATCGGGGGCGCGGAGTTCGAGGTGATCTCGACCTATTCCCGTGCCCAGGCCATCGACGACGGCTTCCTTGTCGACGTGAGCGAGACCCCGGAGGCCAAAGAGGCGGGTTTTAAGATTCCCATCGCCATGACCCGCACCGTCTGGGATCAATATGTCGAGGTCCCCGAGGGCGTCACCCACCAGGATCTCAAGGGCCGTCTCTGGGACGTGCTCTACATGCTGCGCTGGGCCATCGGCCACCGCCTCGAGGGAACGAATCCCCGGGAATTGCTCTACAAGCTCCACGTCCAAAACGACAACCGGGACCGCACCCCGCCCCTTGTGACCCTCAAGGCCGTTGTCAGTGGCGGAGACGACGGCGAGCTCGTGATGACCATCATGTTGCCCGAGGAGGATTGAGCCATGTTGCAGATCCAGGAAGTCCCTGACCGGCGCAAGTGGGAGAAAGAAAAATCTCTCTGCCCCCGCTGTGATCGGCTTGTGACAAACCAATCCTATTTCTCCGGCTCCCATATCCGGGCCGCCTGCCGGCCTGCCTGGCGGATCCAGCGTCAGACCGTCCAATGGGAAATCAAGAACCGCCGTCCCAGGCGAGCCGATTGGCGTTGGGAGGATCCACTTGACCGACTCTTGAAGGTTCCCTATGGCCAGGGTTATCTTTTCGAAGCCCCGCTGGCGCGGAAAACGATGCCGGCAGAGAAAAACTCGAATCAACTAGAATTGGCGTTCTAACAAAAGTTAAATCTTGACAATCGACTAGGCAGGTGATAAGTTCCCTTTGAACGAATTGAACGGAGCGAAGCGATTGAACCTTTTGAACCGAGAGAAAGGAGAAAAATTGATATGGGTTATCACTTAGTGACCGCCCGGGGCTACGACTTCTTCGAGGTCGCCAGCGCGTTGCAAAAAGAGATCCGACGCGGCAACGAAGAGGCCGCCCTTTATTGGGCACTCGAACTCGGGTCAAAATTCGACGATTTTCTCTGGAGCCGCCTGTCCATCATTGCCAGCGAGGACATCGGCCCCGCGGACAACTCCATCGCCGTCTTGATTTACGCCCTCGGAGAACAGTATAAACGGATCAAAAAGCGGACCTCCAAACCCGCCGAGAGAATCGTTCTCGCCCACGCGATTTTTGCCATGTGCCGGGCTTCCAAGAGCCGTGTCGCCGACGACCTTGCCTGCTATGTCTCGCACCAGATCGACAGCGAGGATAGCCGCCGGGAGATCCCCGACTACGCTCTGGACTTCCACACTCGTCGCGGCAAACAAGCCGGCCGCAGTTGGGACCATTGGGTCCACGAGAGTTGCAAGCTCGAAAACGAGGCACCGGGCTTAAATCTCTATCGGGACCAAGCTCTCGCCATGCGGCGCAAACATGGACGTCTCAAACCCAAGAATAAGACCGGCCCACTGTCAGCCGGGGCTATCCCATTATTTGAAGGCAATGGTGAAGCATGAAGCGCAAACCATCCGTCAAAGAGCTCCGCGATTCCCTTGGCCTCACCCAGGTCGAGTTCGCCGCCCTGCTCGGCGTCACCCCGATCACCGTCTCCCGCTGGGAGCGTGGCATCTCCAAGCCCTCAAAACTCGCGCTCAAACAATTAACAACCATTATGGCCACGTCGCCGGGAGTCAAACGATGAAAATCGAAATCCAAAACCTGCACGATACCACCCACCGCGCCGCCAAGATCCTGGCCGCACATACGGGGGTTTCGCTCAATACATTTCTGTGCGACGCGATCCATCACGAATGTCTCCGCGTCGCACATCAGCGGGGATTGACGGAGCTGGTGATTCACGAGATCGAAAAGCCCGCGGGCACCAAAGCCCGCAAGCCTGTCCTGAGCAAAGTCAAAGGGCCCGCCCGTCCCTAACGGGCCGCAACGGGGAGCGAGATCCCCGAAAAAGGAGAGGGAAAATGGATGCTCAAAAAGTCTGCGGTGAAATCAAAAGGCAGTTCCCCGGTCGAAACAACCGAGCTTTGCGAGCTAGGATTTTTAAGCTCGCAGAGACCGGCAATGTGCTTGGTTTACGCCGCACTGTTGCCTTGACTGAGCGGGGATTAACTGGCCTGAAGCGAGTGCAGGAAGTTATCGGCCGGGATTAATCGAGCCAGCGCGGGACTGAATCCCGTAACTCACTCGCCGGAGTAATCGGGGAGCAGGATACTGGCACTGAGAGCCAGCAAGGAGGAGGATACAGATATGGCATGGCAATACCCTAAACATAGCTGTGGGCACAACGGAGAGCGGTATCAAGCTTTACGGCCATCATACTGGCCGAGAACGACAACTGGCCGCGATTGAGGCTCATCCCTGTCCAGACTGCCGCAAGGTGGCGGCAGAAAAATCCGCAGCTCAAGCCGGTCTACCCTTGCTGTCGGGGAGCATAAAACAGATCGCCTGGGCAAGTGAGATCCGTGAGCGGGCACTGCGGCTTCTCCCGGCCGACCAAGCCGAGAAGCTACGGGCGGAAAAATCGGCCAAATGGTGGATTGATCACCGGGGGGAGGTGCAACATGCGTAGTACGGTAATAATCATCAAGCACGGCGCGGGATATGTTAGTAATGTATCAGGCAAATTTGGCGGCGGTCACTCTGGCGCTCGCTGTGGACTTACCCCCTACGATGCAGCCGCTAAAGCGGCGCAATATATGATCGAATACGCCCAAAGCAACCCGGACGGTGGCGATCTGATGGCGCCGACAGAGGTGCTCGAGCTCGTACCCGAGCATCTACGTACTATCGCGGCCAAATCCTAGCCCCTGCCCCTATCCCTCTCCCGCGAGAGGGCCTGGGAGAGGAGCTACAGAATTGCGAATATCGAATGGCGGATTGCGAATTGTTTTCGCCCTTCGCTATCCGCCATTCCTGAATCCGTGTCCGCAGTGTTTGCACTTTAGCGCGTCCACTTTGATCCGCTCCGTCCTTCGACCATTCGACTCCGCTCATGGTGGTGAGCAAGTCGAACCACAGGCTCAGGACGTGGTGAGCTCGCCTGTCCTGAGCGAAGCCGAAGGGTCGAACCACGCACACTCGGGGCAAGTCTTGCGCCCAGCGGCGCTGGTGATCCCCCAGCCGACCAACAGCAGGATCAATCCCGTCCAGAACGCAAATCCGCCGCTCTGATGGCCGATCGAGAGAAGAGCGCAGGAGCCGAGGAGCGAGAATCCCCCGAGGGCGGCGATGAGCAGGCCGACGATGGAAAAAAGAGTTCTCATTTTAGCCTCCCCTTTCGCCCTTCGCTATTCGCCATCCGCAATTCCACAAGCATCAGCCATCCTCTAATCCTCACCTGAAACCCTCTTTGTCTTAGCTCCTGATACCCTCTTGAGGAGCTTTACCTCGTCGCGGAGGTGGCGCTTGACTTCCTCATCCGCGCCGCGGAGCAGCTCCTCGATCTCCTCTAGCAGTTTTTGATCAGGCCGCTCAAGACGACTATGGAGGTCTTCAGGCTTCGCATAGCTTTCCGGTTGATCACCGACCGTAAGACCGAGCAGCCAATCTACGCTAACCCCCCCTGCCCGGCCGATCTTTATCAGGGCCTCCCGACTAGGAGGCTTGCCTGCGAGATAACCCGAGAGGCTGATCGGCGAGATCCCTGCTCGCCTGGCGAACGCCCCCTTTTTTTCTGACCCTATAAGTGCCTGAATTTTCGCGGCAATCGACGGGCTGACCATTTTTCTTATGAGAACTCAAAAAAAATACTTGACAAGAGTTTATGACTTCTGATAAATATCCCTCTCAAAGGCATCGAATATGGATCGTCCTGCTATCGCACAGAGTAGGCCCATGGTCAAGGATGCAAAGGAACTCCAGATCCTTCCTTGCCCAATTTGCCGCAAACGCTTCAAACAGAGGCGCTGGTGGCAAAAACAATGCTCCGTGCGTTGCACCGACAAGGCCTATAAACTGCGCCAGATCGAAAGGCTGAAAGAAGAGATCCGCGAGGAGATGCGCGGATCGGCACAGCGATCATGATGCAAGCGATTTTAGAGGCGTCCACGCTGACGGCGGGAGCTAAATGAGGGAGATTGACGCGGCTCGATTATACCCGGCGCGGGCGGGGATTATACCCCGGCGGGTATAAAAAAGATGAAGCCTTTTTATCTCATGATCAACGGCATGATCTCGGAGCTCGGCGCGGAGAAGATATCGAAAGAGTTCGGGGTCAGTCTCCCCGCCGTTTACAAGTACGGCGAGGACCCGGATCAAAGCGGCAAGGATATCCCGGTGAAGCATCTTTTTAGCCTGATCGCCCTGGCGGCGGACGAGAAAAGCAATCAAACGCTCCAGGCGATCTTGGACGAGCTGCTCAACTATTTCGCCAATCCGGCGCGGCGTCGCGTCGTGCGGGAAGAAGGGATCCGCGAGCTGGAGCTGGCCCTCAGTGCTCTCAAGCACGCCAACGGCAAGAGTCCCCAGATAGAGCGCTGCCCGGATTGTTTCGGGCCCATGCGGCTGGAGGGCAAGACCAGCTCCGGGATTCTCATCTATCGTTGCATCACGTGCGGCGGGATGGGAAAAGACGCGGTGATCTAAATGAAGCTCTTCAAAGTCTACGCCTATATCAGGAACGGCCGGGGCCACGCAGGGCTCAAGAATGGCGAAGGGCGAATGGCGAAGGGCGAAAACAATTCGCAATCCGTCCTTCGACAAACTCAGGACGTGGTGAGCCTGTCCCTCGACTTGCTCGGGACCCTGAGTGTATCGAAAGGGTCGAACCACACAATTCGAGATCCGCAATGCCGATTTTTATGGACGTAAAAGATCACCCCGAATGGCCGATGTTCGTTCAGGCTTACAAGAATCGGGACATGGGCGAACTTAAGCGGCTGGCCAATATTTTTAACTCACGGGGCTTTAATGATGCGGAACTGACGAAGGCCCTTGGGGAATTGCGAACGGCGGATGGCGAATAGCGAAAGGCAAAATCCTCAATCCCCCTTTCATCCCCCTTTATCAAAGGGGGAAAGAGGGGGATTAGAAACAGTCTCCGCTCAACCGTCTTCGCTTTGCGAGCGCTGTGGAGAAGAGCCAGCCAAATTTTCGATCTATTCCGATGAGATCTTTATGGTTGTCGGAGAACGCTGCGCGGAGGAGGCTCGGCGGATCGAGGCGCTGAGCGAAGCGAATCACGGAACGCTTATCGTGGGAATGATGCAATGAAGAATTGCGAACGGCGAATGGCGAATAGCGAAAAGCGAAATCCCCCTTCATCCCCCTTTGCCAAAGGGGGAAAGAAGGGGATAGAAAGGACTTCATTTTCGCCATCCGCAATTCGATATTCGCAATACAAGCGGATCGTCAAACTGCTCGATGGGGGAAACGCGATCAAACTGCCGCTTGTGCGGCTGGAGTGTGGTCATGAAGTGCGAACTAATGCGGCCTTTAAAGCCCGATGCCCGATTTGTTGATCTGCTCACAATGGATCAACGCGCGACTTTGGCGCTCGTGAGTCTTGTTTTCCTCTGTGAGTTCGGCTCGAACGCGGACCCAGAGAAGGCGCTTGACGCGATCACAGAGGCGATCGCCGAGGAAGATCACTTGATGGGAAATGCGTAAGAATAGCGAATGGCGTGGTTCGACCCTTTCGATACACTCAGGGTCCTGAGCCCGTCGAAGGACGAGCTCACCACGTCCTGAGCCCGTCGAAGGACGGATGGCGAAGATAAGACAACGCTGTGAGGTCTGCCTGCGCAGATTATCGCCTTCTCGGTTGACAATCTTGCACGACGATCGGGGCGAGCATCTGCTCTGCGAGCCGTGCGAGGAGCGATGGAGCCGGCAGATCATGACATTTTTCGCAAGGGACTTCATGATCTGGTCTCAATCTTCGCTTTGGCGGGCCGCATGAAAGAGAGCCATGAGCCGCATTTTTAAACTTGGCCAGATCGGCAGCCGTGAACTGACTGTCGAGCGAGGGAGAGACTTCCGGGAGGCCTGCTGGTCTGCTGGATATGATCCGGACAAATGCGAGGCAGTCGATATCACCGACGACCTGGAGCGAGCCCGGGAAGACGGCACGATCTATGAGGTTCGCGTTCCACGGGACCGCCGCCGCCAGATCGAGGACATGTTTCGACAAATCAGCCGGCAAGAAATTCTCAAGAGGCTGTCAAGATGAAATCCGCATGGCAGAGTCGCACCCTCGCAATCCAGGGGCAAAAGATCGAGGCTTTCGTTTGTCCCTTCTGCGCCGGAAATGCAGCCATTAGCGATCCGCAGCAATTCGACCGCCATCTCAATGAGCATGATTTACAGTGGTGGCAGCGCCAGCTCCGCGCTTGCCGGAATTGCGGCGAGGAAAAACCTCTCCTCGAATTTGTCGGCCATGGCCTCAATCGGATCTGGGTTTGTAACGCCTGCCGGGGGGGAAGCGTCGCCTCCAGGCCCGGCCGCCCCCGGGGCCCAGTCGAAAAAAAGGAAGCTCTGGACAATAAAACCTATCAGCGAATGCCTCCGCCTGATTGAAGTGAAAGGATCGGAATATGTTTCTTAAATCCATCGACTCCTATTATTTTCTCCCTATGCGCCGATCGGTCACTCGCCATCGCCGCTCCCTGGACGCCGCGATCATCGGCGCCTCACTCGGCCTGTTGGTCAGCTTCCCGCTTGGTATCTTCAGTGGTATGTGGATTGAACGGCGTCAGGCGGAGATGATCAGCGGAGATCTTTCTGGCCGGATCGAGCCGGCGGCCTATCAATCTTGTATGATCGAGCTCACTCTAACCGAAAATAACGCGGGCGCTTATTCTCTGCTCGCAAGTAAGTGTAAGCGCGTAGCCAAGGCCGTGGTTCGACAGGCTCACCACGTCCTGAGCCCGTCGAAGGACAAGACCGTCGGCAAACGATTTAATGGGATGCGGTAATGATTTGCCTGCTCTGGATCTCTATCGCTTTCTGTTTCGGCTTGATCGTGGGCGGCTTGTTAGGAAAATCTTCGCAAATGGCGGAGAACGAAAAAGAATGAGTATCAAGAAAATGGCCGAGGTCTGGGGCCTGGAGGTTTCCGCCCATTGGCAGCAAATGCTCTTGGCGTTGGCTGATCATTGCGACGATGACGGATATAGCTGCCATCCCTCGGCGAATTACCTCGCGTGGAAGACCGGGAAATCGGAGCGCCAGGTGAGGGCGATCATGGCGAAGTTGAGGCAGATTCAAGGGCTGAAGCTTTTGCGCGCAGCCGCTTGGCACAGGCCGAATGATTACTTTTTGGATCTTTCCGTTTTCCCCAAAAAATCTCCATTTCGGGAGCCTTTCAGGGATGAAATTTCCGCAGGTCTGAAAAAGCCCAGGGATGCGGAAACCGCAGGTCTCAAAACTGTGGATAAGTCTGTGGATACAAAAACGTCAGACCTGAAGTTTTCAGCGTCAGACCTGAAGCCCAGCGTACTCAGACCTGAAGTAGCTATTTCATCCAAACCATCTGATGAACCATCTGATGAACCATCATCTTCCGGCGCTGGCGCGCCGGGCTCTGTGGATAAGTTTGAAGAATGGCGGATGGCGGACGGCGAAGGGCGAATAGTCAAATCCCCTGTTCGTCCCCCTTTGGAAAAGGGGGAAAGAGAGGGATTTTCCGTTATCCACGGATGCAAACCAGGCAGGAAACTATGTGCTGACTTGCGGGCGCCGGCCGATCAACTTTTTAATTCGAATCCTCAGCGGTTCCACAAGCTCGTCAAGTGGATCTGGCTCCAGCTTTCGCGTGGGCATGAGGAGATCGATATTATTGCGGCGCTGATATCGCTCCGGGGCCGGGAAGAAAATTATGGTCAGCTCGATGATTGGTGGGCGTACCTCGAGGGCGCGAACGGCAGCGGCCAATCAATGATCGAGCGCGTGCGCTCCCGCCGCCTTCAGGGCGAGGCCTCGGACTATAAAAAACCCGGCCCGGTCAAGATCGGCGATCTGGCGGAGCTGGCGAAGCTGGCTTCAGCGGGGAAATAGCGAATGACGAAAGTACGGGCGTATTGCGATACGCCCCTACCGAGAAACCATGCGCTCCTCCGAAGATATCGACCGTGATCCCGCCCCGGGCCGTGACGGGCTGCCGACGTGCCGGGAATGTCTGCTCTCCGCGCGCTTAAGGGATCCTCATTATCTCGGCCTCGGCCGGCGCGAAGGCCTTGCGGCCGTGAAGTCGCACATCCTGCGCGAGCTCGGCCAGAACAAATTCAACGCCATGGGCGGCGATTATCACGGCGTCATGGACTGGATCCGGGGACGGATGCGGTTCGAAGAGTGGGAAAAGAACAGCGCAGGGATCAAGTGATGACTAAATCGTCGATCCCCTGGGCGCTCCAATTGGTCTCATCTGTCCATCCGTGCAAAGTCTGCACAATCCGGATGGATCCCGATCAGCCACGAATCTGCGCCCGATGTCTCCTGCGGCCAGAAAGCAAGCCGCTTTTAAGCAAACCAGCTTTTATGTACAGAACCTGGACTCATGAAGAAAAGCGGAAGCTCAGGGATCTTTGGTCACTGAAAACGACGAAAGAAATATCTTTGGCGCTCGATCGTTCCTTAAGCGGCGTAAGCGCGCAGGCGCGAAAACTTGAACTGTCAAAGAAAACAAACGGCTGTGGGAAGAAGAAATATTTCTGGACTGAGGGGCAAGATGAGCTACTGCGGGCTAAATATTCCCATTATCGGAGTGCGATCGACGGGATTTCTCGTCTGCTGCCTCAATATCCACGTTGGCAGATCCGACGACGGGCGATCCTCCTCGGTCTCACCCGGACAAAGGAACCCAACTGGACGAAACGGCAGGAACGGATTCTGAGGGATTGGCTGCCGCATCGTTCGCTCGATTGGATCGCGAAGAAATTAAAGCGCAGCCGGACGGCAATAGTTGTAAAGTCGAAACGTCTGGGAATATGCAAAAGCAAAGCGGGCTTTACCGCTTGCGGCCTAGCCATAATACTTGGAGCCGATCCAAAGACTATAACCAGATGGATCGAGCGCGGTTTACTTGCGGCCACACGGAGACAAACCCGTCGCAACAGCCGCCAGCATGGCGATTTTTTTTACATCGATCCATCGGCTGCCCGAGATTTCATTCGAGATAATCCCGATGAGATCTCGATCCGGACGGTGGCGAAACGACCTTTTATCGAATTATTGACCTATCAAAAGGAGACCTCAGATGGAAAAGGGAAAGATCGACAAAGTGTTTCAAATAGTCCCGGTTGAACGCTTGCAGGAGTCCCCGCTCAATCCTCGCCAGCACTATGATCCAAAAAAGATCGAAGAGCTTGCCGAGTCTATCAAGAGCGTCGGCGTGCTTCAGCCGCTCGTGGTGCGCTCCAACGGCCCCGGCCACGAGGTCATCGCTGGCAGCCGGCGTTACCGGGCCGCCAGTCTCGCCTCTCTCACCGAAGTCCCGGTCATCGTCCGCGAGCTCACGGACGCCGAGGCGCTGGAAATCATGGTCATCGAGAACAACCAGCGCGAGGACGTGAACGCCCTGGAAGAAGCCGAGGGCTACAAGAGATTGATCGAGCAGAAATATAATCTGGAGATCCTGGCGGCCAAGATCGGCCGCTCGACGAAATATATCTATGACCGGTTGAAGCTGCTTCAACTGACCTCTCAGGCGAAAAAACTCTTGCTTGAGGATCGGATCAATCCAGGCCACGCGATCCTGCTCGCCCGTCTCAAGCCCGAGGAGCAAAAGCGCGCCCTGGATCCAAACAACGCCGACGTTTGGAAATATGAAAACGTGCTGTTCCCTCCCGGGGCGGAGTCTGGCGAGGACCTGCAAAAGATCGTGAGCGTCCGCGAGCTCGAGTCCTGGATCGATCAGCACGTGCGCTTCGATAAAAAGGCGCCGATCGATCCCATGCTCTTCCCCAAGACCGCGGAGACGGTAAAAGCCGCCATCGAGGAAAAAGAAAAAGTCATCCAGATCACGTATAACTATCAGACGCCCCCGGACGCCAGAGAGGGGAATACCGAACGGATCTATTCTTGTCAGTCCTGGAAGATAGCTGATCCTAAAAAAGGAGTCCCCGGCTGCCCCAAGACCAAATTGGGCGTCATCGTCGTCGGTCCCGAGCGCGGCGAGGCCTTCAGGGTCTGCACGGATAAAGAATGCCTGGTCCACTGGGGGAAGGAGAAGCGAGCTAAGAACGCCTCGTCGCCCGATAGCTGGCAGAAACAGCAGGAGCATGAACGTGCCCGATATACGGCCGAGCAGGAGGCGCGCGAGCGCAAGGAGACGGAATGGAAAAAGGCCCGCTCGAAGATCCTCGAGGCCTGCGCGGAGAAGATGAAGGCCATGAAGCCCGGGACGCTGTGGGAAATTATCGCGGGACAGTCTGACCTGAATGCTCTCAAGACCGCCCGCGAACTCGTTCCGAAGCCGCAGACGGCAGAAGGCTATCTTCTATTGAAGTCCATGACTACGCTCGTCCAGGAGTGCGACCACTGGGAAGCTTGGCGAAGCTTTCCGCCGCGCGCCAAGCGTCTCGGCGTGGACGTGGGGGCGATCCTCAAGGCGCAGGCCGGAGCGGCAGAGAACCCTGACAAAGTGCAGACGTCTGCAAAGACCAAAAAGAACAGGAGGACAGGTGAATAGTAAAGCGAACAACTCCATGGATACGGCTCTCGATAAAGTCAAGATCGAGATCATCACCGGGGACGGCTTCATCAAGATCCGCGACGCCGCGAGGCTCAGCCGGATCCATCCCGTCATGCTTGAGATGGGTCAGAAACTCATTGATTCCCCTGGGAAAGCCGCCGCCCGTTTCAGTCTGGCCACAAAGGATCTCAAGGACAATGCGGAGGATCTGAAAAAGATTATGCTCTCCGATCTTCGCAAAGTGGCCGGATATTTGGGCGATGGCACCTTGACGCCCAAATGTTCGCGCATGGGTGATTCTTTGAATTTCTGGTACGAGCCCAAAGGCCACAGCAGGGTGAAGCGCAGCGCCTGATAACCATGAACTTCACCGAGCAAGACCTCCAGCGTTTCCTCAAACGCGGCCGGCTGACGCAACAGGCCGCCTTCCAGGAACTCGCCAAGTGGGAGACGACGGAAAAACAGTTTCAGGGCCAGGTGGAAGAATTTTTGAAATTGTTTCGCTGGAAATATTACCACACCTGGAACAGTGAAAACTCCGAGGAGGGTTTCCCGGATCTGATCGCCGTGCGCCCGCCGCGATTGCTGGTCGCCGAACTCAAGAAAGAAGGCGAGGAGCCGACGCCGGCGCAATGGGATTGGTTGGATTGGTTTTCCCTAGTCGGGACCGAAGTCTACGTGTGGCATGCGAGCGATATCGACGAAGTGATGAAGATTTTGAGATGAGAACGATCCGCGCAGTTGACCTCTTTTGCGGGGCCGGGGGCACGTCCACGGGCTTGCTTCGTTGCGCCCGGAAACTCGGGCTCAATGTGGATCTCCTGGCCGTCAATCACTGGGCCGAGGCGATCGAGACCCATGAGCTTAACCATCCCGGGGTCCGCCACCTCCAGGAAGATCTCGGAACGATCGATCCCCGCCACGCGGTCCCGGGCGGTAGGCTCGATCTTCTTTGGGCCTCGCCCGAATGCACGAGCCATAGCTACAGCCGCGGCGGCAAACCGATCTCCGAACAGTCGCGCTCCACCGCCTGGCATCCGCTCAAATGGTGCGATCAACTGAACGTCAAGACCGTCATCATCGAAAACGTCCCGTCCTTTCGCGCCTGGGGTCCGACCGATCGAAGCGGCCGTGCGATCCGCGCCAGAAGGGGCGAGACCTACCAGCAATACATCGAGATGCTGCGGGCGATGGGCTATACGGTCGATGCCCGCGTTTTGAATGCCGCGGATTATGGCGCCGCCCAGACTCGCAAGAGACTCTTCATCGTGGGCCTCAAGGGTTCGCGCCGCATCTGCTGGCCGGAGCCGACTCATGCGCCCTCGGGCGATCTTCTGCCCGGGCTCAGGCGCTGGCGTGCGGCCAAGGAGATCATCGACTGGTCGATCATGGGCAAATCGATCTTCAATCGGAAAAAGCCCCATGCGCGAAAAACACTGGAACGCATCCTGATCGGCGGAGAACGCTTTTGGCCCGCGCTCAAGCCCTATCTCCCGATCCTGCGAAACCATCTTTTGACCCGCTCGACCGATGACCCAATACCGACTGTGGCCGCCGGCGGGACCCATATCGGGTTGGCGCAACCGTTCCTGGTGCAGGTGAGTCACAGCGACGCTGATCGAGCACGACCGGTCAAAGATCCGATGATGACCATTACCGGCTCGCGCGAGGTGGGAGTAACGGAGTCGATATTGGTGGCGATGGAACATGGAGGTCGTGAACTAGATCCGGATAAACCGCTTCCTACTATTACGACGGCAAAGGGCGGCGCATTCGGTGTAGCGGAGGCTTTCCTCTCTCGCTTCAACGGAGATCACAAGGACAAACGGGACGGTGCCAGGCGAAATTATGCGCTGTATGAACCTCTGCGGACTATCGACGGCTCGCCGAGATACGGCCTCGTGGAACCATTTATCCTACCCCATCGCGTTTTCGATCATATGACCGCCGATCCGATCCACAAGCCCCTGAGAACCATCACCACCACGGGCCGGGACATCGGCGTCGTCGAGCCCATCCTCGGCCCTCCCGGCGTCCTGATTCCCTTCAACGGAGAGCGCAAAGGACAATCGCCCCGGGCTCATTCGATCGACGAACCGTTCCCCACGGTCACGATCGGTGGCGCAGGGCAGAAGGGACTCGCGCGGCCCATACTTATGAAGTACAGCCGCACAGGCGGCCCACGCAGCCTGGAAAATCCGCTCGATACGTTGACAACCAGGGATCACTATGGGCTGGTCCTGCCCGAGATGATGGAGGCCGCCGACAAGCTCCCGATCGGCACCGTCACTGCCTGGGGCATCAAGATCGCCCCGGATCTCTATCTCGATATTCTCTTCCGTATGCTCCGCGTCTCCGAGCTCGCCCAGGGGCAGGGATTCCCCAAAAACTATCGATTCGCCGGCACCGTTGAGCAGCAGGTCAAGCAGGTGGGAAACGCCGTCGAGGTCCACCAGGCCGAGGCGCTTTGCCGGGCCGTTATGGAAGCTATGATAGAGAAGCACTGGCACGTGTGCGAGAAAAAACGGGCAGGAGACTTAAGATGAAATCCTGGAAAGACGATAGCACGATCGAGATCTCAACGCCCGACGAAGGTCCATGAACATAAAACTTTCGCAACCAAAGGAGGAGAAAATGACAGAAATGTTGCCTAACGAAACGGTTGTGAGCTTGACGAGTCTCAACGATGGGGCGGCGCTTGAGCTCTTCGACGAGGAGCTAAAAAAGGTCCTCGATAATATCGCCGATCCCAATGTGAAGGCGAAGGCGGCGAGAGAGATTACGCTCAAGGTCAGCTTTGTTCCAAACGAGGAACGGAATCAAGCCGTTGTGTCGATCGATGTGAAATCGAAGCTTGTGGGCCATAAGGGAACCATGACCCAAGTCTTCTTTGGCGAAATCCAGGGAAGGCGCGTGGCGGTTGAGTCGAATCCCACGCCGGGGCTCTTCGACAAGCGTGATGGAAAATTAAAAGCTGTCCCACTGAGGACGGAGAAGGAGAATCAAAATGTTAGATAAGAGCTTTATCGAGGAGATCCGAAGGCCGATCGAGCCGAAGATCCTTGATGATTCAAAGGGGCATCAATACAGTACGGCGCAGCTTCACAATCTTCCGCGCCCCGACGAGCCAAAGTTCCCCACGATTCAGTTAGAAACGCTGGACTCGCTCGTGGACTACGCGCAGCGCCATCAAACCGATCTCACGCAACATAAGATCCTTTGTAGTCATGCGCAAGTCCAGATCTTCGGCCCGCCGGCGGGAGAAAATCGCTCGCGGGATATTGTCGTCACAGTCTTATCTGGAGCCCAGCCCTACCAATTCGGCCAATGGCAGGATCTTGAAACCTTCCGTGTCTCGCTGCTGACCCTGTTTGAGGAATCGGATGATCGGGTCGAGGTGTTGAAATTTATCTCCAAGCTGTCCGACGACTTTATCAAGACTTCTCAGGACGATGGCGTGACACAGACCGCCACGGTCAGACAAGGGCTCGCAAGCTTCGGCGAGGCCAGGGTACCGTCCCCGGTAAAGCTCCGCCCGATCCGGACCTTCATGGAGGTCCAACAGCCAGAGGGGGCTTTCATTTTCCGGATGCAGAAGAGTGACAAAGGTCCGCAGGCCGCCCTCTTCGAGATCCACACCAATTGGAAACGCGCCGCCGCCCTGGCCGTGCAGGAGTATCTCAAGGTCAAGGTGATTTTGGCGGTATTGGCGTGATCTATGTCTAACTGGATCGAGTTCAGGGAAATCCCAACGCCGGCAAATTGGAAGACCAAGCGCTGGGAGATTATTACAAGAGAGGGGAATCAGCGACTCGGCATAGTCGCATGGTTCGGCCGCTGGAGGAAATATGCTTTTTTCCCAGATGCATTGACTGTCTATCAGGCGACCTGCCGTCACGATATCCAGACGTTTCTGGACAGTCTGATGGCGGAGGGCAAAACGCAAAGCGCAAAACGCCATGAACAAAGCGCATAGCGCAAAGAGCAAAGCGCAGCTCATAGAGTGTCTGGACGCTATGCCCTATGCCCTTTGCGCTATGCGAGAGCGCCGCGCGAAAAGGACAGGCCATTATAAAGATTATAGCCGGGGCCGAGGGCTTTTCGGAAAACACGGCGGGATGTGGTGGTGGAGAAACAAGGAATTCCTCGATCCGGCGGACGATCGCCAGCTACAATTGGCTCTGGAAAAGAAAAAAGGGGAGACACAATATGCCTGAACCCATCGAACTACATATCCGTGGTGGTGGATTAGTGATCGCGCTGGATCCAGCGCAGGACCCGGCCATTTACATGATGAATCCCAAACCTGAAGTACTTTTCTGGGGCGAGCGGACTTTCTATCGGCTCTTAGATGCCCGATACGAAGAAGCCTGCGTCATGTCGGTTTTGACTCAGGCCTAGACAAACAGCCATGACCAAAGATGAAAAGATAGAATGATCAAATATGAAATTTGAAATCTGAGATTTGAGATTTCGATCGGAGCGAAGACGTGTGTGTTTTTACAAAATAAAGGAGCCGAGAGCTATGGGAATTTTTAGCGCAATGGTGAAGATCGGAGTTGACGTGATTCGCCTGCCCGTTGCTATAGTGAAAGATATTGTCACTTTGGGAGGCGTGGCGACCGAACAGACAAAGTCATACGCCGCCCAAGTGCTAGACGATATTAGGGACGATGCGGAAGACGCAGAATGAGGAAAGGAATTCATGAGCGTCTACATCGACGTTGAGGACGAATGCGCAAGGCACCAACACCTCCCGCGGCGAATGCAGTGAAACCGAAGCCATCACCGGCTCCTCCATCAGGTAAAATTGTTAATTTCCAGCACGAGAATGCCGAGATGATTGAGGAAATTAAGAAAGTTATACAACTCGGTAGAGATTTCGGGTTTGAAGAAAAATCGGTTTTTTCAGTGAGTCAAGTAATCACTCACGCTAAATATCTACAGCAAGAGAGAGCAAGATTATTATTTCAAAATACTGATCAAAAGATTCAATTTGATCGGCAGAAGGCCGAGCTTGCCGCCAAGGATGAGGCGATCTGCGGGATGAGGGAGGCGCTGGAACGAATCACAAATCCACGTCGTTCTTATAGGCTATGTCGAGAGATTGCAGCCGAAGCTCTCTCCATCATTTCGCCCTGCCCACACAAGGAGGAGGTGGAGGGCCTAAAAAAAGAACTATACGAGTTTCAAAAAGAAGCCGTAGCATTAGCGGCCAGAAATCTAGAGTTAAGCGGTCAGCTTTCCGCTTTCCAGGCCGACCTTGACGCCAAGCTGAAAGCATCCCAAGAAATCCAGGAAGCCGGGAAACGGATCTTGCTGGGCGAGGTAGAAAAGAATACCGCCTTACAAGTCCAACTGTGCGGGATCAGGGAGGCGTTGGTTACGGCTTGGCGACCGCAATATGAACAATTCATCCAGGAAAAGCAGGACGAGGCTGATAAGTTCAAGGGGTCAGGTGACATGTATGGGTGGAATTTTCATACAGGTATGAGATCAGGAGCGATTTGGGTGGATATTTATCTGAGAGCCATACTTAAGGATCTGTCTATTCCCGTCTGCTCGCACAAGGAGGGTCGTGTGAAGGCCGAAGAAAGCTATGAGAAATATCGTGACGAAGCCTTGAAATGGCATCGTGTAGCAGGTGAGCGGGAAGAACAGCTTGCCGCCCTCCAAGCCGCCCTTGCCGAGGAGCGGGGGAAGGTGATGGAGGCGGAGTTCTATCAAGAGCATCTGAAACCTGGAATCCCCGATCCCATAGGCTGTGCAACATGTATTCTGAGTAAAGGATGGGATAAACGCCACTTCTGGAAACGGGAGCAATGGACGGAGGAGGTTAAATTGAGGACGCAGATTCATGGCCGATAAAACGAAAATAGAATGGACGGACGCGACGTGGAACCCGATCATTGCGATCGATCGTAAGACGCACGAACGCGGATGGTTCTGCACCAAGCCGAGCGCGGGCTGTAAGAACTGCTACGCTGAGGCGATGAACGCCCGACTTGGGAACGGCCTCAGCTATGCTGTGCCGAATCTGGAACAGGTCGAGATCAAGCTCAACCTCGAAGACAAAGGTCAAAGCGCCCTCGACTGGCCGCTTCGGGCGAAACATCCGCGGCGCATCTTCGTCTGTAGCATGACCGATCTCTTCGGCGAGTTCGTGCCGGATGAATTCATTGATAAGATTTTCGCCGTCTTTTGAAAGAATGTCCGAAAAACTTCAGAAGGAGGGTCTATCTTGGGAGCACAAACCGCCGCGAACCGTCGCTGCCCTCCTTCGTCGCGATGGCGGAAGCAATTACGGGCGTCGCGGCACCCTGTATTGGCTCCGAGTCTGGGCCGTTCACCTCGAAGGCATGAATTACGCAATCTACCGCCAGGTCGGCGCCAATCGAAAGAACAGTCGCCCGCGCATCATGCGCCTCGGCGTCGCCGTATGCCGGGATTGGAGACAAAGAATGACTGATCAGATCGCTTCGGCTCCGGAACTTATTCGAAGTTTTTGCCGCTATTATGGAATCTCTAACCCACATGATGCGATGTGGATGGAGGAGTTTGCGTGGGGTCCTGGTCGGTTTGATATCCTGAGCATCGATCTCTCGAATTGGACGGTCCGAGGCTTTGAGATCAAGATCCGTCGAGGGGATTTTCTTCAGGATCGCAAGTGGCAAAATTATTTGCCCTATGTAAATCTCTTCTACTTCGCGACCGTACCGGGAGTCATTAATGCCCATGAATTGCCGCCCGATGTCGGACTACTGGAACTCTCGGACAAGGGTTTCAGCGTGCGACAACGCGCGAAAAAACTACAACCGGCTTTCGTTCGCCATACTTTTGGAGAACAATTCATAACCAAAATCCTTTTGAATTTTATTCGCAACATAAATTGGCGTCAGGGCCGAATCTTCGTCGAATGCCCGAAATGCCATCAGCGGATGCAGGTTACGGATGGTCGATGCTCTCCCGCTGGCGTCCCAATCATTGGAGATCTCCCATAATGGAAACCGCCGATCAAATCGCCGCAGCCGTCATGGCCTGGACCGTGGCCAACAGTGGGCATCAAGAACATCGCGACTATATCGGTCTCTCTCATGCCGCTCAGAGCATTGAGGACTTGCTGGCCAGCTACAGAAACGGTTTTGCGGCGGATAACGCGCAAAAACGGAAATACTATAAGGGCTACCAGATGGAGGCCGATCTAGTACGGCGGCTCGGGATTGTTTTCGGTGATCGGGTTCAACGAGGTGAAGAGATCTCAGCTTTCGATGGGTTCGTGAAAGGCCATCCCGACTTCCGTTTCGACGGTTGGCTAGGAGATTGCAAAACCGTGCCCCTTGATGAACATCTCCCGGAACCTGCGCACCTGCCTCGCCGGGTCTTCTGGCAACTGCAGGCCTATATGCTCTACGCGCCAGCAGAGAAAAGTCTCGTGATCTATGAGAGTCGCGAGACCGGCCTTCTCCGCGCTTTCTGGCTCCATCCAGTCCGAGCCATCCAGAATCAGATAAATGAAAAATTTGAGTCCGTCGTAGCGAAGATCAAACAATCAAAATGATTCCCACCATTCATCTCGGATATGAAGTCGGAAGCGGCCGCGAAGTCCAGATCCCCATCCGTCATTTGGCGGTGACTGGACAGACCCAGGAATCGGGCAAGACCACGACTCTCGAAGCTTTAGTCCGCCGCTCGGGCCTGCGTGCGATCGCGTTCGTGACCAAAAGGGGCGAGGGCTCGTTTGGAGAGGGACGGCGCATCCAGCCTTACGCAAAGCGCGACCCGCTCCGAGTTGAAGCGAACCGGGCCGGATGTGAATCAAGGCAATCTCTGGAAGATTCTCGGGGGACTCGTGAAGGACGGATTTTTCACCAACGAGAGCGGCAATCTGTATCGCGCCGTCCCCGGCATGAAAATCAATATTCTGGAGAAATAATCGAGTGAGCGATTATCTCACGATCAAAGAAACCGCTGAGTTGCTGCGCGTCAAGCCCGATACAGTTCGAGAAAGGATTTATAAGGGCGTGTTCAAACAAGGTGTACATTATTTCAAACGCCGGGGCATGCGGCCCCTGTTCAAACGGGCAGCCCTGATCGCGTGGCTGGAAGGCGGCGAGGTCGACGGTCGTCGGTCGACGGTCGTCGGTCAATCCAAAGAGCTGGCAATGCCCATGGCCCGGGGCTATACTCTGGGGGGTTGATGGGCTGTAAGATAAAAAGAAACCGCCACGGATATCTCGCCTTCCGTCTGATAGAGCAGGGGATACCAGGCGGTCGGAGCTGGGAAGGTATCGGCCTGAAAGACACCCCGGAGAACCGCAGGCTTGCAGAGGCCAAAGCTGTGTTGATCGACGCCGAGATGAAAACCGGAAGCTTCGACTATTTGCGATGGTTTCCTCACGGCAACAGAGCCGGCTACTTCGATCAGGAGAAAATCACCTCCCGTCCAAGAACGATCCTGGAACGCTACGAACAATGGATCGCCGGTAAAGCGCCGCCGCTCGTGCGCAAGAGCACGGTCCGGGATTGGCGCCAGCACTTTGAGTGCTATATTTTGCCTCGCTATCAGAACCAATCAGTGGATGATCTTCGAACGGCGGACGTGATCGCCTTTCGATCCTATTTGATCCAGGATCTCGATCTCAAGGTGAAGACGGCTAAAAACGTGATCGGCTCGCTGAAGGCCTTTTATCGAGATGCCATAGCTGAAGGAATTATCGCGAAGGTTTTCAATCCGTTTGAGGATCTGCCAGAGCGATGGTGGCCTACTGTCGATAACGAAGATCCAGATCCCTTCAACGAAACCGAACGTGATCGGATCCTCGATTACTTCAAGATCAAGCGTCCTATCTTGCGTCCGTTCATTTACTTTCTTTTCTGGCAAGGCTGCCGCCCCTCGGAGGCGACAGCGCTCAAATGGCGACGAGTGGATCTCGCCAGAGCCCGGGCTTCAATCACAGAGTCTCGGAATCTTGGCGCAGAAGCGGGGCCAAAAACGCGGGCAAGCAGACGAACCATTACCCTCTTGCCCAATGTCGTGCAGGTCCTGAAGACGATTAAACCCCTGCGCGTCGATCCCAACAGTCATGTTTTCCTGGACTCAAAGGGCAAGCCGATCGACCAGGCCGAGTTTGGTCGCTACTATTTCCAGGGCGCGCTCAGGGCTTTAGAGATCCGACACCGCGACTTCTACAATACCCGCGATACCTTCGTCTCGATTGCCCTCTCCAAGGGGATTGTTGCGAAATGGATAAGCGAACAGACAGGCACCTCCTTGACAATGATTGGCCGTCGCTACGGCCGCTGGCTCCCTGATGTATCCGCGTCCCCTATTGATATCCTGACCTCGAAACAAAGTGAAACCCAAAGTGAAACCTTTGATAAGACAAGATCCCAAATAGCGGTAAATCAATGGGTTAGCAGTTGGTCCCAACGGGAATCGAACCCGTTTCCAAGGTCGAGCCAGCATAAAGCGAAACACTCTTTAAGTCTCGAAGATTCAAGCGAAATCCCGCCAGTTTCCCAGGCTTCGCCGGATCCCATAAAGTATAAGAAAAAAGGGGGTCTGAAGCGGTAAAAGTGAAACCGTTTCACGTTGGTTGATATGGCACAGGCGCCGCTTAAACCCTGTCGATATCGTGGCTGTGCCGCAGTCAGTAGTGCTGCGTATTGTCCAACCCATGAACGGCAAGCGAAAGCGCGTCTTGAATCTGGTCGGGGAAAAACAGCAGCACGCGGCTACGGTGGCGTATGGCGAAAGATACGGGCAATCGTTGTTGGGGAAGAACCTTGCTGCCGTAGATGTAAAATGCAACCGACTAAGTTTGTCGATCACATCATTCCTAAGCGCGCTGGCGGTACGGATGATCGATCGAATCTGCAGGGTCTTTGTATTCGCTGTAACGTTGCGAAAACCTGGAAGGATGTAACATCCCCGAATAGGGGGAGGGGGGGGAATATTTTCCAGGCCTAAATTTCCTTTTGACCGAGGTCCCAGGGGAATTTTTAAGATCGCAAAATTGGCAAGGGGGGGATTGGCAGGAAATAGTTAAGAAACGGCGGAAATCTGTGGCACGTCTTTAAAATTATTTGAAGGGAATGTGGATCGAAGTCGGTTGAAAGATCGAGAGGCAAATTTCGTCTATCTCAGTTTCGGCGCTGGCGTTCAGTCGACGGCGCTTTTGATTATGTCCGTGCTCGGATTGGACGGATGTCCGAAAGCGGATGTGGCGATCTTTGCCGACACTCAGGATGAACCTTTGTGGGTCTATGAGAACGTCGAGCGCATGGCAAGGTGGTGCGGCGGGCGGATTCCGGTTCGGACAATAACTTACGGCCATCTTTCTGGGGATTTGAAAGTGAGAAACTTCCCTCCGATTCCGGCCTATACGCGGGGAGAGAATGGAACACGCGGAATGCTGAGACAGCAATGTACGAGGGAATATAAGATTGATCCGATCAGTGCTTTCGTGAAACGATTACTCGGCTACAAAAAAGGCCAGTGGGTGCGCCATAAAGTGTTGGCTCTGATTGGAATCAGTCTCGATGAAGCGCATCGGATGGGCACCTCGCGGGATTCGTGGATCACGAATTGCTATCCGCTCATTGACGCCCGGCTCACGCGCAATGACTGCCTGCGAATCATAGATGAGGCTGGGCTGCCTCTCCCTAAAAAATCCGCGTGTGTTCATTGTCCCTATCACTCAGACGAATATTGGCGAGGTCTCAAAGAACATCACCCCAGTGAATTTGCGAAAGCGGTAGAGACGGATCAAACGATCAGAAATATGACCAGAAAGGGGGCGTCGGCACCAATTTTTCTTCATAGATCTCTACAACCACTCAAAGAAGTGAAATTCGACAAGAAACAGTATGATCTGGACTTTGAATTCGGGAACGATTGCTCTGGGGTGTGCGGGGTATGAGAGGGAGGAAACCTGTACCGACATATTTAAAATTACTCCGAGGAAACCCGGGTCGGAGACCGGTGAACGATCGAGAACCGCATCCGGATCCCGTGCTATTAAGTCCTCCGGAAGATTTATCAGAGCTTGGTCGGAAAGAATGGGATCGGATTGCCCGGGAACTGTTTGAGTTAGGGATGTTGACCAATCTCGATCGAGCCGGGTTTGAAGCCTATTGTCACACTTATGCACGGTGGCAGGAAGCCAAGGCCCAAGTGAAAAAGCTTGGAATGATCATCAAGACAAAAAAGGGAAATATCATTCAAAATCCTTATCTCGCCGTGGAGAACAAAGCGATGGAACAGATGAAGAGTTTTATGGTGGAACTCGGGCTATCGCTCTCTTCGCGAAGTCGAGTCAAGATCGGCAAGAAGAAGCCGATCGATCCATTATCGGAATTTCAAAACCGCAGGCAACATCGTGAAGCCTAAAAAAAAGAAATCGTCCAGGAAGAAACCAATTAAAACCGGGTCCGTGTTGCCACCGGATCATCCGGTTAAGCGATACGCCGACGCGGTAATGAGCGGTGAAATTGTCGCGGGCCGGCTGGTGCGACTGGCGTGTAAACGTCACCTGGATGATCTTGGCCACGGCGCCCGGCGCGGATTTCATTTCGCTCCTGATTTAGCAACTCATGCGTTGGATTTTTTTCCTGATTTCCTTCGCCTGGATGGCAATGAAAACAAGCCTTTCATTCTTCAACCATGGGAGACATTTATCGTCGGATCCCTCTTCGGCTGGATGGGCCCGGGAAATCTTCGGCGATTCCGAACCGCATACATCGAGGCCGGCAAAGGAAGCGGGAAGACGCCGCTCGCCGCGGGTATCGGTCTCTACGGTCTTATCTGCGATCAGGAATGGGCCGCCGAAATCTATTGCGCTGCGGTCACGAAGGACCAAAGTTACACGCTATTCCGCGACGCCAAGCGCATGGCCGAAGCGAATCCGGATCTTGCAGGCAAATTGGAGATTGGAGAGCACAATATCGCCTATCCTTCCACGCTGTCTTTTTTGCGCCCCGTATCATCCGAGGCCCGCTCCCTCGATGCCAAGCGCGTGCAGATGGCGCTGGTCGATGAGATTCATGAACACCGATCCTCGATCGTCGTCGATAAAATGGACCTGGGCAAGAAAGGCCGTCGCCAACCGCTCATGGTGGAGATCACGAACGCCGGCTACGATCGGCATTCGGTCTGCTGGCAACATCACGAATATACACGGTCGATCCTGGAAGGCATGGAGCTCAATGATCTATGGTTTGGTTATATCTGCCAGCTCGATCCCTGTGCTAATTGTCAGAAATCCGGCAAGACATTTCCGGACGACAAGTGCAAAAAATGTGATGACTGGCGCGATGAGCGAACCTGGATAAAAACCAATCCGAATCTGGGCGTCTCTCTCGGGCCCGAATATTTGCGCGAGAAAGTGCGCGAGGCTATCGGGATGCCCGCCAAACAGAATATCGTCAAACGCCTGAACTTCTGTATCTGGACCGAGCAGGAGAGCCGTTGGCTTGATCTCGATCTCTGGGATAATGGCTCCGATCCGATCGATCTCGAGTCCTTGATTGGCCGTCAATGTTTCGCCGGTCTCGATCTCTCTTCGAATAGGGATTTAACTGCTTGTACGCTCGTTTTTCCTCCTGAAGATCCAGTCGGGCGCTGGATCGTGCTTGTACGCTTCTGGATTCCCGAGGAAAATGTTAAGGCCCGTGTTGAAAGGGATCTGGTGCCCTATGATGTGTGGATCCGTGAGGGCTATATTGAGACCACGCCCGGGAACGTAGTGGATAAGGATTTTATCGAAAAGGCGATTTTAGATGACGCGAGAAAATATCGCATGCTTCGCATCGGCTACGATAAAATGTATGCCGAGCATATGGTTCAACATTTGGAGCTAAACCGTCCTGGCTATGTACCCGATGTGGTCGTCGATCCTCTAACGGGAACTACGGAAAAACAATGGTGTATACAGATACGCCCGGGTTGGAGTCTCGCCTCCGCTTCCAAGGAATTGGACAGCCTGATATTAGGTAAAAAGATACAACATGGTGGCAATCCTGTTCTGCGTTGGAATGCTGGCAATGCGACCGTAAAGATGAACGAACATGGAGACTACTGGCCGGTAAAAATCGCCGATAAAAAACGAATTGATGGGATTGAAGCTCTCGTGATCGGTCTCGCCCGTGCGATCGTGGAACCCCCGGAGGACACGGGCAAATCCGTCTACGACGAAAGGCCGCCGCTGACGTTGTGAAAGGACCTAACCATGAAGATCAAGATCGTAAGCGACGGCACGACCTATAATACCTGCATCTATGACGTCCAGTCGGGAAAAGAAATCAAGGACATCGTAGCGCTGAAGTGGGAATTTGATTGCCGCACGAAAAGAGCGCAATGTTTGATGACCATTGTCGTCGAGCTGCCGGAGATAGAGATAGAAGGAGAAGTAAAAGTAAAAATGGAAAAGATCCCTTGCTTTTAAAGAGCTAGGCGCGGCCCGTGAAACTGACATGAGAGAGATTTTAAAAAGAGTTTTCTTTCAGATAATCGATTTTAATGATATTATCGCCTTCATCGGACTTGCTTTCTTAGGATATGGCACGTACCAGATCTACCCGCCCGGGTCCTATATCACGATCGGGGTGATTCTATTGGCCTTCGGTCTCTGGAGGTACATCCGTCCATGAGCCTACTTGCGCGGCTGCTTACTCCCTCGGCGGGTCCATACAAGGATTGGGACGATTTCTGGTATAACCCGACCGGGTTCACTTCGAAGACGCTGTCCGGGATGCGTGTAAGTGCCGAGGCCGCGATGCGCCTCAGCGTCGTCTTCGCCTGTGTCCGGATCGTGGCCGAGACCATCGGCGTCCCGCCGTTCAAGATCTACCGTCGTCGTGGTGACGAAGGCAAAGACCCTGCACCGGATCATCCGGCCTATTACCGTCTCCATGATTCCCCCAACGATGCTCAGACCTCGCCGGAATGGCGCGAGATGATGCAGGGCCACGTCTCTCTTAGAGGCAATGCCTATAGCCGGATCGTCCGCGGCCCGCGCGGTCCGGGTGATTTCATGCTGCTCCCGATGCATCCCGATCGCGTCCTTCCCCTCGCCCTTCCCTCCGGGCGCATCGGTTATATCCACACGATCAAGAACGGCGGGAAGGAATCATTCACCCAGGATGAAGTCCTTCACCTCCGCGGCCTCTCCTCCGATGGCGTCGTGGGGCTCTCGCCCCTCGATCTCTTGCGCGAGCCGATCGGTCTGGCTATGGCGGGCGAAGCCTACGCCGCGCGCTATTTCGAAAATAACGGCGCCCCCGGCGGCTACCTGAAGCATCCCAAAGCGCTTTCCAGTACGGCCCACACCCGGCTCTTGGAGTGGATGAAGGAAAACCACCAGGGCGTCATGAACGCCCACAAGCCGAATATCTTCGAGGAGGGAATGGAATGGGTCCAGGTCGGCCTCGATCCCGAGAAGATGCAGATGGTGTTCACCCGCCAGTTCCAGGTCATAGATATCGCGCGCGCCTTCCGCGTTCCGCTCCATCTTTTGAATGAGTTGACCAAACCGAGCTACGCATCGATCGAGCAGATGAGCTTGGAATTCATTACCTATGAGCGGATGCCCGACTTCGTGAAGTTCGAAAAACGGGTCGATCTCCAGCTTATCTCGCCGCGCAACGATGAATTCTTCGCCGAGTTCATGCTCGAGGGCTTCCTCCGGGGCGATATCAAGACACGCTACGAGGCATACTCCAAAGCCACAGGCGGCCCCTGGATGGCGCGCAATGAAGTCCGTATCAAGGAAAATTTAAATCCCCGCCAGGGCCTGGATGAGATTCTTTCACCGTTGAACATGGGCGGCGCCTCATCGGCCCCGGCGGTCGACGGCGAAGACGGCTCCGTCCTTCGACAGGCTCAGGACGTGGTGAGCTCGCCGAACCACGCACGGCTCACACGACTGCTGCGCGCAAGCGCCGGACGAATTTCGCGGCGCGAGATCGGCGCCGTCGAGAAGCTCTTAGTCCGCGCCGGCGGCGACATGAAGAGCTTCAAAGATTCCGTGCTCACTTTCTACGATGAACATGCCCGGTACGTCGCCGAAGCGCTCGCGATCGGCGAGGAGGCGGCCAATCGCTACGCGCTTTTCCAAGCACGGCGAATCTGCGAGGCTGCCGAGCGCGGCACCGTGCCCCATCTATTGAGCGAGTTCAAAAACAACGGATCCGAGTGGGTTCTGGCCATGACCCGCAAGGAAGGAGAAAAACATGATGAAGATCAGATCGAGGAAGTCCTACGCGAGGCTGACTAGCGAGTTTTTCCGCACGCCCTGGGCGATCCTGCCCGAGAAGCTCTGTGAGATCGCGCACGTGCTCGCCATGGCCCGCGCGGGAGAGGCGATTGTCGCCGAGGAGTGGGCGCCGCTGCGGGCCGCCTTCGAGGCCCGGGTCGCCGCCGCCCGGCGCGCTTCCGGCGCGGGAATCATGGTCATTCCCGTCTTCGGCATTATCGCCCACCGAATGAATATCATGATGCAATACTCCGGCGGGACCTCGACCGAGATGCTTGCCAAGGAATTTCGTGCGGCACTAAACGACCCAGACGTGGGGACCATCGTTCTCGACTTCGAATCGCCGGGCGGAGACGTTTTCGGTCTCCAGGAAGCGGCCGATGAGATCCGCGCGGGCCGCGAGCGCAAGCCCGTCGTCGCCGTCGCCGACGCCTACGCCGCCAGCGCCGCCTACTGGCTCGCCTCCGCCGCGAGCGAGATCTCGATTTCCCCCTCCGGCCAGGTCGGCTCGATCGGCGTCTGGGCCATGCACGAAGACATTTCCCAGATGTTGGAGATGGAGGGCATCAAGCCGACGCTGATCTCGGCGGGCAGATTCAAGACCGAGGGCAATTCCTTCGAGCCGCTCTCTGATGAAGCCCGGACCCAGATTCAAAAAGAAGTGGACGCCTACTACCGGGATTTCGTAAAAGCCGTAGCGCTCGGACGCGGCGTTACAGAAAAGACCATCAAACAGGACTTCGGCGAGGGCCGGATGATCCTGGCCGATGAAGCGCTCAAGCTCGGCATGGTCGACCGGATCGAAACCCTCGAGCAGGTGCTTACACGACTGAAGAGCGCGGGAACAAAACCAGGAAGGGGAATGGCGAAGGGCGGATTGCGGATTGCGGACGATGAAGACCAAGGGGATGCACCCGGAGAGCGCGAGACGATAATTGTCCAAGCCAGCAATCGCGAGGAAGCGCCCGCTGCGCCTGATCCGGCGCCGGCCCTAGAGACGGTCGCGGAAACTCCTTCGGCCTGCGGTTTTGCCTCGGATTTGACGCGCAGAGAGTGGGATCTGAGACTCCGCGAATTGGAGAGCTGATGGATTCGACCATTCGACGGGCTCATGGTGGTGAGCCTGCCCTTCGACTTGCTCCCTTCGGGTCTGAGCCTCAGGGTCGAAGACAGGGCCCTGAGTTTTATCGAAGGGTCGAACCACAAAGCTCACCATCATGGTGAGGGAAATCGAACCAGAAAAAAAGTTCTTGACAAAAATTGTTATTTTCGGTAATTACCGTTTTGTGATCGAACCCTATTCGAATCGACGCGGCCCGACGGCCGTCGCCAAAAACGGATAGGAAGTAGCTTAAAAGTCGCAATTCCAACGAAGGGCGCAAGCTAGTCTCGATTTTTCGGGGCAGAGTTTGCGTCCTTTTTTATTTTCTCCACAGGAGGATCCTATGTTGTCAAAAGCGCTTCAAAACCTGCAGGAAGAGAAACACCTGAATCTCCAGCTAGGCAAGACGATCCTAGAAAAGGCCAAAAAGGAGGACCGTGCGCTCACCGAGGAGGAAAAGACCTCCCTCGAGGCCATGGAGAAGAAAGACGGCGAGATCAAGGATCGCATCGCCCAACAGAAAAAGCTCGATGACATCGATGCCGAGCTCCTTCAAAACGTCGCTTCCGGCAGAGAAAGCCCTCCCGGCGATTCGCCGGGGGCGCCGCTCAAGTATGATGCGCGCAAGATGGCCAAGGAGGATCCCATCCGCTTCTATAACGGCCTGGGGACCATTCTGAGGGCCGTCGCCTCCGCGGCCGTGCCCGGCAAAGCCCCCGATCAACGCCTGATGGCCGCCGCCGATCTAAATACGAGCGTGGGCTCGGAAGGCGGCTTTCTCGTCCGGCGCGACTTCTCCCTCGCCCTTCTCGATCGGGCGATGTCCGAATCCCAGGTCGCTTCCCGCTGTGATCATATCCCGATCGGCGCCGACGCCGACGGCCTCAAGGCGCCGTATATCGACGAAGAGAGCCGCGCCACGGGCTCCCGTTGGGGTGGCGTTCGGGTCTATCGGGTCGGCCAGGGCAACACCGTGACGCGTAGCGCGCCGAAGATGGGGAAGTGGGAGTTGGCGCTCGAAAAGTTGATGGCGCTCATGACCGCCAGTGCCGAATCGCTCCGGGACGCCACCTCTTTGGGCGCGATCATCACCCGGGCCTTCGCCGAAGAGTTCTCCTGGGTCCTCGATGACGAAGTCCTGTTCGGGACCGGCGCAGGCGTCCCGCTCGGCATCGTCAAGTCAGACGCGATCGTCAAGGTCGCGAAGGAGACAAACCAGGCGGCCAAAACGGTCGTCGCCAACAACATCATTAAAATGCGGGCCCGTTTGCTGGCCCGCCGCCGCCTTGGTTCCGTCTGGTTCATCAACCAGGATGTCGAGCCCCAGCTTCATGCCATGGGTCTCCCGGTCGGCACCGGTGGTTACTCCGTCTATCTCCCGGCCAACGGACTCGCCGGGACCCCGTTCGATACCCTGTATGGGACGCCAGTGATCCCCATCGAGCAAGCCGAGACCCTGGGGACGTTAGGCGATATCATCTACGCGAACATGATGGACTACGCGATCATTGAGAAGGACGGCCTGGAGGCCGCCGAGTCCATGCACGTCAGGTTCGAATACGATGAGAGCATGTTCCGCTGGGTCGTGAGAAACAACGGCGCGCCCAAGTTGAAAACCGTGCTCAATCCGGCCAAGGGCACCAACACCCTCAGCTCGTTCGTGGCGCTGGATACCAGAGCGTAACAAAATGGCGAAAGGCGAAACGAAAATGGCGGATTGCGAATTGCGGATGGCGAAAAGTTTTCGCAATTCGCCCTTCGCTTTTCGTCCTTCGACAAGCTCAGGACGTGGTGAGCTCGCCGAACCACGCAATTCTTTTTAGAGGAGGACCCTATGATTCCCGAAGGATGTAAACCCGTACAACTCGCTCACCCTCAGACCTCCAACGGCGGCTTCGATAGCGATTGGATTTCGCTCAAAAACGCGATCAAGGCCTTTATCGTCGTCGAGATGAACCAGGCCGTGGGCCATGCCACCAAGCTCACGGTCAACCAGGCGACCGTCGTGGCCGGCAGCGATACCAAGGTCCTGACCAATACGACTCGGATCTGGGCCAACGAGGACGTGGCCGCGAGCGACGCCCTGGTGAGAAAGACCGCCGCCAAGGATTACACGGTCACGAACGATATCAAGAAAAAGCAGGTCGTGTTCGAGATCAACCCGGCCGACTGTCTGGACGTAGCCAACGCTTTCGATTGCGTCGGCGTCAACGTCGCCGACTCCAGCCAGGCGACGGATTTTGTCTCGATCACGGCTTTTCTCATGATGAAGTACGCCGAGGCCACCCCGCCTTCGGCGATCGTGGACTGAGAAAATGGCGAAAGGCGAATTGCGAAGTGGAATTGCGGATCTCGAATTGCGGATTGCGAATGGTTTTCGCCCTTCGCCCTTCGCCTTTCGCCTTTCGCAATCCGCAATTCTTTAACGGAGGGCCTGTAAAATGCCTCTCGCACTCGTCAGAACGGAATGGATCAACGGTAATCTCGTCTTCTACGATAAGAATGGGGATGAGATCTTCACCATCGACGGCGTCAATCGCAAAGTCAGTTTCAACTCAGCCGCCGGTTTGGACGCGCCGGTCGCGATCGAGGCGACCGATATCGCCACCGGCGCGGTCACAGCCACCAAGCTCGGGGCCGGCGCCGCCATAGCGCAGAAAATCGGCCTCGAGGTCATCAACAAGACCGGCTCTGACATCGTCACAGACAAGCTCGTCGCCGTCTCGGGCCTCGATGTCACCAGCGGCAAGCCCAAGATCGTTCTGGCCGACGCCGACGTTGCCGCGCACGAAGACGTTTGGGTTACTACTGCCACCATTGCCAACAATGCCGCAGGCGTTGTGGTCAAGGCGGCGCTCTCGGCGGCCAATCTCAATACCAATGCCGTCGGCACCGCCGGCGATCCGGTCTATCTCGACGTTACCGCAGGCGGATTTACCGTCACGGCCCCAACGGGTGCGACCGCCCGGGTCCATCCTGTCGGCATGGTCGTCGTGAAATCGGCGACTGTAGGACAGATCTTCTGGCTCTGCAGCCGGGTTCGAAAACTTGGCACGAACGAACTCCAGGCACTTGCGATCACGACCGCGCTCCTGGCCGCCGGGGTCATCAGCGCAGACGCTGCAGGCCGGGCATTGTTTGCCGCCGGGATATTCGACGTGGCCACTGTAGACAGTGCCTTCGCCACAGGCTCGATTGGCGAGGATCGATTAACTGCGAACGAAATCAACGCCCGCGTTGCAGCGAATCATGCAGCGTCAGACACGACCGCAGGACTCATGGTGATCCATCATATCCTGGCCGATCAGGCTGGGGGGGTGGACAAAGATGTGGTGGTGACCCACAAGATCCGCGTCCTTGATGTCATCGTGGTCAATGCCGCGGCAGGCGGCGCGAACGATACTATCACGGTGAAAAACGGCGCTACGGCCATCACCGATGCGATCGATACCAACAAAGGGGATAAGGCGGTCACTCGCGCAGGCACTATCGATGCTGCCCAGGCTACCATCGCAGCCGCAGGCACTCTACGGGTGACGAAAGCCGATGGCACCAACGATGCGAATTGCAACGTGTTCGTCATCGCGATGAGAGTCGTTTAAAAGAATGGCGAAAAGCGAATGGCGAATAGCGAAAACCTTTCGCAATCCGTCCTTCGATGGGCTCAGGACATGGTGAGCTCGCCGAACCATGCCATCCGCCATTCGCAATTCGATATCCGCAATTGACATATGGCCGGTTCCATAACATTCACCGAGTCCCGCTCGCGCACCGTCCAGAGCGTCTCGATGCTCTGGGTCTCCAGCGCCGCCGGGGCAGTCAGCGGCATCGCCTCACCCCAGATCTCCGGCGAGATCCTGCGCGCCGTCTTTAGCCCCGGAGCTGCCGGCCTGCAGCCGACCGATCTATACGATGTGACGCTTCTGGACGAAGATGGCTTCGACGTGCTCGCGGGCAAGGGCGCCAATCGCTCCAATGTAAACAAGGAACAGGTCACGCCATTGACCGGGGACGGCGTCACCACCAATCAACGCATATCCGTGGACGGCACGTTGGAGCTTCAGGTCGCCAACGCCGGCAATGCCAAGTCAGGGACGCTGACGATTTACTTTAGATGATTCAATGGCGCTCAAGCTTTGCTCCATTCAGGATGTCAAGGACCGCACCAAGGGCGGGGATAAATTCGAGTCCACGTTCGACGCCTTGCTCGGCAAGATCATCGACTCTGTAACTCTCCAACTCGCCCGCCACTTCGGCCGTCCCGACTGGGACAAAATAGCTCGCACGGAATATTTCAGCCCCGGCGTTTACGCGAAGCGTATTTTCCTCGCCAGCCCCCCCGTAGCAAGCACGCCCGCTATTCAAGTCTGGGAATCAACCGCCGCTCCCCGCGTCTATGGCGCCGATGAGCTGCTGGTTCTCGATACCGATTATTTCAGTTTTTCCGAAACGGGCATTGTCGCCAAGGACGGCTACGCCCTATGGGCCGAGGGCCTTAAGAGCGTCAAAATCGTTTACACTGGCGGCTATCTCGAATCAGCCTGGGCCGCCGCGCCAGGGACTCCTACGTATGTCTCGGCCGGGACCTTCACCGTTACCGGAGATTACACCACGGTTTATTATCCGGGCCGCGCGCTGCGTTACAAGGATACCGCCGGGGGATCCGTCTTTCAGGAGACCACGGTTTTGGCCAGCTCTCTCTCCGCCGGGGTCACTACCGTCACGGTCGCCGATAGCGGACTAGACAGCGGGCTCAATACCGTAGAGCTTTCGACCATCTCCGGTGCGCCGGCGGATCTGGCAGAGGCCGCTATTCGCCAGGCAAAGCTCGTCTTCGACCGGAGGGAAGCCGGCGGTTTGGGCAGCCAATCGCTCGAGGGAGGCTCATTCAGTTTCAGCTCCGGCCTCAAACTCGATCCCTCCGTGCTGGAGCTGTTAGGAGATTATAGGGTGAGACCGGGACCGACTTAAGAATGGCGAAAGGCGAATGGCGAATAGCGAAAACTTCAACTCAGATTTTGAACCTTG